ACGATATAGTATTTTATTACCGTAGTGTTTAGCAAAAGTATAAAAATTTGACATATCTTCCTCTCAGTGTGAATACATTATATAATAACGAGGAGTTTATGTCAAGCAATTAAACCTCTTTTTTTTTGAAAGTACTACACTCATGCTATTCCTGTAGTACTTGTCTAACTGAAGTAGGTACAAGTGAACCATATCTTTTTGTGTATTCATTTAAAAGAGTTTCTTCTGGTTCAAAGATAGAGACAATATGTGAATTCACTATGGTAAACTTGTACCCCTTTGCATATGGGCAATAGGGTGCTAAGCCCAAGCCAAATTCTTTAGGATTTTGTTCTTTAGGTCTAAGAAGAATGATGCAGGGTTTTTCAACCATAACCATTTTTTCAGAACCAGGAACATCCATTACTTCAACTGAAGCTATAATATCTTCTCCAGTTGACAACTTAATAATTTGGACTTGAGCCATAGCTAATTCACCTTATTTCACATTAATTTGTTTGGGTTTTCTATCTTCAGGTATGATTCTTTTTAGAAAGATATTTAACATACCATCGGTAAATTCACAATCAGTTACTTTAACATCCCCTTCTAGTAAAAAAGAACGTGTAAAGTTTCTTGATCCAATTCCTTTATGAAAATAATCGCGTTTGTCTTCACGGCGATCCTGTACACCTTGTACAATCAGTTTATTATTATCGGGTAATAACTGAATTTCAAATTCATCTTTGCGGAATCCTGCACAAGCAATTTCAATGATGTAATTTTCATCATCACACTTTACAATATTGTAGGGTGGGTAATTGCTTGCAACACTGTCGTTTACATCGGCTAAACTTTCAAACATTCTAGTGAAGCCAACAGTAAACGGTCTTACATTATCTAAAATATCAGCCATATTGCCTATTGCATATTTTTGTACGCGAGTCATAAGTCTCTCCTTTTCAGCGAGGTTAAAATTACTATACCCTATCGGCGTATAGTGGTGCCAGCCAGTTTGTAATACAACTACATTTTTTTATATAGTTAACAAAACTCCCTGGCGGCACTTTATTTATAAATTCTTTTTTATTTTAAAAACGTTTTTTTCCAATTTTATATTTAGGAACAAGATTCCATTCATTTTTTTCTTTAAATGATATAATTTTAATTTTATTAAGAGGGCAAAATTCATCTTCGTTTAAAGTAGAAATGATTTTTAACAAACCCCAATCTTCTAATAATTTAGCAATAGTATTACGCCTTTCTAAATCATTTTCCATGAAGTCCGCTTCTTTACCATCCAAAGCAAACAATTCTTTAAAATGCGTAATGTAATACCTTCCTTGCTTATGTAATATATGGCAAGACTGAAATAACGTATTGTCTTTTTTAGACGCAACACCTATTCTACAAAGAGTTTCTTTTACTTTCAAAAAATTTTCAGGATCTTCTAGCAAGACTTCTAGCGGTTGATAACCAGGATAATCAATTGTAAAAAAATTATCTCGCTCACTCATTTCATACGTCCTTTCTAATTATAATTGTTCATGATAACAACTATATTTATAAACGGCCGCCTTTTGATTTTTTCATAAAGTCTTTGATCTTGCTAAGATCATCATCAGTTAATATTTTTAATGCTTCTTTTGCTTTATTAAAACTATAACCAAAATATTCCTGAACTAAATCTAGATTCTCTTCCTCAGATTTTATCCACTTATTATATCTCTTGCTTTTACGAATTACGGATTTAAGAAAATCATACTGCATTTTTTTATCTATGTGAGGTCTGCTGTTCATTTCATTTGCAGCAATAACAGTATCAGAACCAAATCCAAGACCCCTGTTGACAATAAAGGCATTGTATTGTGATTCTGTTTTCTCATCTACTATAAGTTCTTCTTTACTGAAACATATACTTCCTATAAAATCAAAAGGACTTATTTTTTTAATCTTTTCAGAAAATTCATCCTCATTGACTATATCAAAAGGTTTGCCTAACTCCTCAATAAAAGAAACCTTCGGTTCAACACGTTTCATGTAAAATTCCTTTTTTCAATTCTTCATTTGAATTTAACATTGCCCATAATTTCAGTCAGACATGCTGTAAGATTTATTTCCTGATCAGCAACGAATGCTGCCTTATATTGATAGTCAGCAATCAGTAGTACGACTTGAGGAATAGTAGTGACTTCAGGAAGTAAACTATCGTAGATAAATCTAAAAATACCTTGCGGATCTGAATCAACATTATTAGCGACCCACTGCCGCATTTTCTTCCAGTCTTTTTCTTTAAGAGAAGTTATCAACTCTCTTGTGTTGACCTCAGAAAAATTACTGAGAATACCTTCATCAATTGAACCTGATGAACTATATCTTTGTAATTCGTTAATTACTCGCCTGTAATCAGGATAGAACTTCATCAACAATTCTGCTAAAACTTTTTCTTTATATTGCACACCTTCTTGACCAAGTATATATTGCATCCGTTTCATAAATGCAGATGCAAGACGCGCTTTATCACTTTTTTGAGAAGTGAATTCAATGACAGTAGTTCTACTGTGAAGAGGAGCAATAATTTTTTGCTTATAGTTACACGTAAAAATGAATCTACAATTATCAGAAAAGTTTTCAATGAATGCTCTGAGTGCAGGTTGAACCGACTCTCTGTTTAGATAGTCAGCTTCATCCATGATTACAACTTTAGTACCTGCACCAAAACTAACTGCACTCGCAAATTGTTTGATCTTTGTTCTCAAAGTATCAATTTGACGACCTTCATCGGAACCATTAATAATAATATAGTCCGCACCTAGTTCTTCACACAATGCCCGAGCTACTGTAGTTTTACCTGTACCTGCTGTACCACACAAAAGCAAATTAGGAATTTCGCCTTTTGAGAGAAACTCCTTAAAAGTGTTTTTAATAGATTCAGGTAAAATACAGTCTTCAATAGTCTTGGGCCTGTAACGCTCAACCCATAAAAAATGATCCATTTACGAACTCCATGATATAATTAACCAATTTTTTCTTTTACTGTCGTATTGTCCGTAATATTCAATTCAATATGCTTGCCTTCTTCTTCTTTATCTTTTTCTACCTGTACGGGTGTATCATTACTCATGGGAATATCCTGGCATGTCTGCAAAGGGATTTACACTCTCTGTCATAACACTTTTGATCATAGAAAGAGCAGGACCGGGGCGAGTAAAAACAAACTCAACTGTTTTATCCCACCGTGTAAATGTAACCAGCCATCCGTTGCCAGTCTCGCGCACTTCTACATTAAGTTTAGATTCATCCATAATTAAAACTCCGAGTCTTTATCAAGTGCTAGCCAATACCGTGAACTACCATTAGTGCCTTCTAGATAGATGAATTTCTTTTCTGAAACTGTTACAGTATAAGTGTCATTCATAATTTTCAAACTATCAATTGGCAAATGTGCTTTGAATACTTTAGTCGAAGCCGCAATTGTTTTCTGATAATTATTACTTGATGGAGTTTTAGGATCACCAACAACAATACTAACGTTAGTTCCATTACCAATCACGCTAAACATAGTAGCTTGACTTACCGAAGCAGTGCTAAAAATAGTTTTAAGTGCCTCTTTCGTAAGAGTAAACTGAAAATAATTATCAACTTGAATTTCTTTATCAGGTGCAGCCTGAATGACTGACGGGTCTGAATAATAATACTGCATTGTACCTGAATCAATCTCAACTTGCAAAAATTCATTGTCAAATTGAATGTCAGCATTATTTGCCAAGCTAAGAGTAGCTAAGAAACTATTCAAATCGTAAATTGCAAATTCACGATCAAAGGTTTCTTGAATTTTAGCTTTAGCAAAAATATTCTTACCTGCACTAATGGTAGATATAGAATCACCAGCGCGAATAAGAATGTTAGGATTAATAGATGCGAAATTCTTCAAAACTTCTACAGTGTTTGTACTCAACTTCATAATAAAACTCCATGAATAAAATAATATGTGTATACTATAACATACACAAACTAATTTGTCAATATGTATTGACAGTTATTTATCAAAACTATGTATCCTATCATGCTCATTTAATGCTAAAAAGGCATAATGAATTACTTTGAACAAATCTTTACGGTGATCTTCGGGTTCACCTTTCTTACCATACCGAGCATTGTACTTATCAACATTACCCAGAAAGAATCCGAGTCCATGTCCTCTATCAACAATGACCTCAGCGGATTGTAGTCCGCCTTGGCCGTAGTGTCCTGCATAGGTAGAATCTATGTAATCCATAAATTCTTCTACCAAAATATCTTCATTAAATTTATAATTCATAATTAAAATGGAACCTCACTGTACATATCAGTAGTAGATTCTTCAGGCTCTTGCGGATTTAAAGGATCAACCTTTGTATATAAATCAACAAACGCCTGTTTAGTATCAGGATCAAAACGATTAGTACACAAAGTGATAGCCTTCATCTTGTCCTTAAAGACTGCAAAGGCATTGACAATATGTTCCAAGCGCCGGGTGCTGACCAGCTCGTCTATACCACCTTCAAAATAGGTTTTACGTATAACGTCTGACCATGTAACAAGATGAGTGGCAAAGTCATCATCAACGCACCCGGCGCGTTCCATCTTGTTGAGAACAATACGCTTCTCAACTGCCATTGTAGGATACTCCTGCTCCACGGTAATTGCAAAACGCTCCAGGAACGCTTCGTCCAACAACTGTGCGCTGATGAATTTACCATCGTCTGATCCACGGCCCTTTGTATTAGCAGTGGCTATGATAGTAAACCCGCGGGCAGGAGTAGTGGTTTCGCCAGTCTTCTTATTGAAGTAGGGTTTGCCCTCAAGTATGGCCTGGAGACACATCAACTTGTTAGAGCCACGATCTACTTCATCAAGGATTAGGACCGCGCCACGTTTCATGGCGGTGAGGACCGGTCCTTCTCTATAGACTACGTTACCATCAACTAGTGTATTGCCACCGATTAAATCATCCTCATCGGTTTCAATACTAATATTAACACGGATAGCCTCACGCTTGAGCTGGGCACAAACTTGCTCAATCATTGTGGTTTTACCGTTACCAGAAAGTCCTGAGATAAACGCAGGATAAAAAATACCTGTATTCAAAATGGTTTTAAGATCCTTATGAAAACCGAAAGGCACATAAGTATCATCCTTCGAAGGAACCAAATTCTGAATATCCATAATCAGTTTAGCCATTGTTACAACTTTAGCAGATGGAACTGAAACTGGAGCTTGTGTTGTATTAACAACCTCAAGTTTAGTGGGTCGAACTGAAGGCGAAGTTCCTCGCTCAGGACGAGTAAAACTCGCAGCGGTACCTGCAAACATTTCGGTCAAATCATAAAGTCCTTTATCAACTTTATAAGCCTCAAGTTTATTCTGTTGAATAACCAAACCAACAGCAGTTGCTTCTTTAACAATATCCTTACGGCGAACACAGTTATTACCGTCAACTAATTGACGAAGGTTTTCTACAAAGATCGTATTGTTCATAATATAAGTCTCCTCACAAGACAATGATTAATTTTTCATTCTATACGTATATAATAACACAACAAATACGGAAAGTCAAGCATTATTTTAAATTTCTTTTACTATATAAATCAATGGGTTACGAGTGAAATAAGTGCTTGATTCATATACAGTTTTTTAACGAAGAATCAAGCACTTACATCCCCTACTCAATATCTGAGATTTTTTGTGTGTCATACTACAGTTAAGCAACTTGTGGTATGAATTTCTGTATAAGTATGCGTTGCTGGGACTTAGAACTCGCAAACTTACGGAAACCTCGCAACAAATCACCTTTTGAATCAGACTTTACTGTCAATTCTTGGTCT